AAGTGCGATCAATCTAGGCGCAGTAAAACAAAAAGATGATTTAGAAAACTTATGTGATCTTTCAGTAAGAGGTTTAGAAGAACTTATTGACTTACAAAATTATCCTGTCAAAGCGGCAGAGATATCTACAAAAGCAAGAAGAAGTTTAGGTATCGGTTATATAGGTCTTGCACACTATCTTGCAAAACATAAAGTTAAGTATAGTGATAAAGAAGCATGGAAACTTGTAGATGAATTATCAGAGGCATTTCAGTATTATCTATTGAAAGCATCTACTAATCTTGCAAAAGAAAAAGGCAAGTGTTCATACTTTGATAAGACTAAATATAGCGATGGAAAATTACCGATTGATACATACAAGAAAGATGTAGATGATATCGTAAAGAGGAAACTAAGTTATGACTGGGATGGCATTCGCAAGAGTATTAGAACACATGGGTTACGCAACTCAACCTTATCGGCACAGATGCCATCAGAGAGTTCGTCTGTGGTCTCAGGTGAAACGAATGGTATTGAACCTCCTCGTGATTACCTTTCTGTTAAGAAAAGTAAAAAAGGTACACTTAAACAAATAGTACCTCAGTATTCTACTCTTAAAAATAATTATACTTTGCTATGGGATATGCCTAATAACGATGGTTATATTAAGATAGTTGCAGTAATGCAAAAGTATTTTGACCAAGGCATATCAGGTAACTGGTCATACAATCCAGCAAACTATGATAATAATGAAGTGCCTGTATCAGTTATGGCACAAGACTTGTTGACTACCTATAAGTATGGTTGGAAAACATCTTACTATCAAAATACAAATGATGGTAAAACAGATGATGAACCTAAACACTCTATAGGTTGGCATGATGAAACAAACCCCCAAGTAGAGCAAGACGAAGACGATTGCGATGCTTGTAAGATATAAAAGGATAAACAATGGCATTTTTATGTAGCAACTTACCTCATGTAGATGTTTTTGTAAAAAAAGAATATCTGTATGACTTAGAAAAAGGTCATGGTGAATTAGAACCAGGACTATGGATTTCAGTTAAATCTATTCAAGGTAGAGCATTATACTTTGAAACTTATTTACCAAACTATGGTGCTTTATATGATAAGTTACCTATATCAGCATTTGTTTGGAAAGAAGATTACGGAGAAAGTTTGCCTTTGTCAGAGTTGCAATTATGGGATTGTTTCAGTTATGATATATCAGTAATAGAAAAGAATTTCTTAGGTGGTAATATGTGTAAATATCTATCACCACAAAAGAAGTGGTATGGTGGACATTACATGTTTACTATAGATAGTTGCAATGCAACAAATCAAGACATAAATGTTGGTTTTAGTGAAACACCTAGTCAACATAAATCGTTTAACATTATTAAGTTAGAGAATGGTCATTTTGCCGCTCAACCTAATAATAGAGTAATATTTTATGATAAGTCTTACACCCCTAGCAAAATGAAGATGCCTGATTTTAAAGTTTCTACAATAGAGTATGGCGTAGAAGGTGAGAACAAGTGGACCGCAGGTGATAGCGAAGACTTTTTTTATGATTTAAAAGAAAGAGAGTAGAAAGAAATGGTAAGTGTATTTAATCAAAAGAAAGTTGACTTTACAAAACAAGCGATGTTTTTTGGTGAAGACCAAGGAATGCAACGATATGATGAGTTCAAATATCCTATATTCGACAAACTAACACAAAGACAATTAGGTTTCTTCTGGCGACCTGAAGAAGTATCTTTGCAGAAAGATAGAAACGATTATAACGAATTAAGAGATGAGCAAAAACATATATTCACAAGTAATCTAAAGTATCAAATACTTTTAGATAGTGTTCAAGGTAGAGGTCCTGCATTAGCATTCTTACCTTTTTGTTCTATACCTGAATTAGAAGGTTGTATTGTAACATGGGACTTCATGGAAACTATTCATAGTCGTAGTTATACCTACATGATTAAAAACTTATATCCTGACCCAAAAGAAATATTTGATAAGGTTATTGACGATAAGAGAATAATGGAAAGAGCAGATAGTATTACAAGATGCTATGATGACTTCATTAACTCGGCACATGCATATAATGTAAATGGTAAAGGTTCTATGAAAGAGTTAAAAAGAAAACTCTGGAGAGCATTAGTTACTGTAAACATATTAGAAGGTATTAGATTTTATGTTTCATTTGCATGTACTTTTGCTTTTGGTGAATTGAAACTTATGGAAGGTAGTGCTAAGATTATTTCATTCATAGCAAGAGATGAAAGTCAACACCTTGCGATTACTCAACATATAATCAAAAATTATATGAGACATGAGAACGATAAAGAAATGTTAGAAGTAATCAAAGAAGAAAGAGATTTTGTATATGAAATGTATAAAACTGCCGTCAGCGAAGAAAAGAGATGGGCACAATATCTATTTAAAAATGGTTCTATGATAGGTCTTAATGAGAAACTATTATCAGACTATGTTGAATGGGTAGCAAACAAAAGAATGAAGGCAATAGGACTAGATACTATATATGGTATCAAACCGGGAGATAATCCTCTGCCTTGGACTATGCATTGGTTAAATAGTTCAGGTCTACAGAATGCACCACAAGAAACTGAAGTTGAAAGTTATATCGTGGGTGGCATTAAGCAAGATGTAGAGAAAGATACATTCAAAGGTTTCAAACTGTAATGAAAGAAAAATTATCTTGTATTCATTGCGAGGCAGTATTCACAATATCTCATGATATGGACGAAAACTATTTTGAGATTACTATGTGTCCTTTCTGTGGTGGTGAATTAGAAGAGAGAGATTTAGAAGACGAAGAAGAGGAATAGTGAGTTGTATAATGACAAAGAACCTGCACGGTATTATGATTGGATGTTATGGAAACTTAGACAAGAGAAGGAACAAAACATGGGTACAACATTTGGTATAGAACTATATAACGATAAAGAAGAACCAGTTCAAGATAAAATAGATTTAAAAGATTACTTAGAATTTGTAGAGAGTGTTACAAGTCCTGAGAGTATGAATATATCATCTACAAAAGGAAGACTAGATAGTTTAGAGTACGGTAAAACACCTGTGAACATTGCAAGTTTACTAACAGGTGGTATGGGACTATCAAGCGAAACAGGAGAGTTTAATGAAATCATTAAGAAATGTTTATTTCAAGGTAAACCATTTGACGATGACACTAGGTATCACCTTATGCGAGAACTTGGTGATATTATGTGGTATTGGGTTACTGCATGTCGGGCACTAAATTATAACCCTAACGATGTTATAAAAGAAAACATAAAGAAACTACAAGCAAGATATCCAGATAAAAAATTTGATGTTGAAAAGTCTGAAAATAGACAAGAAGGAGATTTATGACAAGAAAACTAAATGTGAAAATATCTGATGGAATAGAGTTCAATGAAGAGAAAGAAGGATTATCTTTTAAAAAGATTATCAAAGCAATACAAGATAGTGTACCTAAAAATACAACTAGATTAAAGGTGCAGTACACTAATCGAAAAGGTAACTTCATTGATAGATGGATTAGAATACCTATGGGAAGAGAGAAGAAGTTAGGAAGATAATAATGGCAGTCATCGGCATAGACTACTCGTTGAGTAGTCCTGCTATATGTGTTAGTGAAGATGAAGATTGTAACTTTGATAAATGCAAGTTCTTTTATCTAACAAGTAAAAACAAATACGACACCACTATAGCAAATAAATTTCATGGAGAGTTACATAAACCATGGAACACACCCGAAGAAAGATATCATAACATATCATCGTGGGCGATGAAAATCATCAATGAATATGAACCATTTCATATCACAATAGAAGACTATGCCTTTGGTGCTAAAGGTAGGGTGTTTCATATTGGTGAGAACATGGGTGTATTGAGATATAGAATATATCGTGGTAAGTACAATTATGCAGTAATATCGCCTAGTGAAGTAAAGAAGTTTGCTACAGGTAAAGGTAATGCGAAGAAAGAATTAATGTACGAAAAGTTTTACGAAGAGCATAAATATAACATGATTAAAGATTTTAATCAGACAACACTAGATAACCCTGTAACTGACATAATAGACAGTTACTATATTTGTAAGGTAGGTATATGTTTACTGCAATCATAACCCTACTATCGGCATTAAGTATATCATTTGTCGCCGCCATGTATTCCATATTCGGACTCATGGCGATTTTTTCTAGTGCCGCTATAGCAGTTCTAGTTATGGGAACTGTTTTAGAAGTAGGTAAATTAGTAACCGCATCCTGGTTGTATCAAAACTGGAGACGAACACCTGTAATACTCAAATCGTATTTAACAGGTGCAGTTATAGTTTTAGTATTTGTAACCAGTATGGGTATCTTTGGTTTCTTATCGAAAGCACATTTAGACCAAACTGCATCTGTAGGTGATAATTCATTAGAGATACAAAACATCGAAAGATTAATCAATAATGAAAACAGAGCAATCACCGATGCTGAATTAGTCATAAAACAGTTAGACGATGTTATACAGACATTGATTGACTATGATAGAATTAGAGGTAAAGATGGTGCAGTTAAAACAAGAGAGAAACAAAAAGATGAACGAGAAGAGTTAAACTCAATTATCAGCAATTCAACAAATACGATTGTTGAATTAAATGAAAGAAAGATTATTTTAGAGAAAGAACAACTAGCATTAGAGTTAGAAGTAGGACCTTTAAAATATATCGCTGAATTAATATATGGTGATGATGCAAAAGACTATTTTGATGAAGCAGTTCGTTGGGTAATCATTACACTAATTTTTGTATTTGATCCTCTTGCAGTTTTATTATTGATTGCCGCAAATCAATCATTCAAAGATTTAAGAATGAGAAAGATTGAAAAAGAAAAGATTGGAAACTATGAAGATATAGATAGTGATAATATAAATGATATAGGCAAAAAGATTGATAAAATAGTAGCAGAGGATACGACTTATGAGAACGAAGTTCAAGATGCCATACAAGAGTCCTATAGTTTGCCTGAAAAGTCGTTGGGTAAAAGGTCAAGTAAAAGACGAACTACGAAAAAAAATAAGAGAGGGACTAGTCCTAGAGATACTGGACAAGAAATATCCGAAGTCAAAGAAATAGTCGATAGAGATAACAATGAACTTTGGGAAAAGTTTTCTGCTAAGGAGAGACTTGAAAAAAGAGTACCTAATCAAGGATATCCAGAAGTAGAAGAAGATAAATAGAACTATGGAACTAGAGAAAAGAATATTAAATCTAATCCGTAAAAGCGATGATAAATCGTTTTACGCCGAGGTACGAGCATACCCGAATAGATATGCGAGACTAGAGAATGAGACAATTAAAGTTTCATATTTAGATAGTGAAGACAACATGACAAGAAAAGATGTTGATTTGAACTATGTAATCGCAAAGGCAGAAGAATGGTTGTGGGAGAACGATGATTTCAAAACAAACTTCATCATTCCTGAACCACAACAATCATCTGCAACTCAAACGCCTAGAAGTGTATCACCTATTCAAGAGAAAGGTACACATTTAGAAATAACCCTAGGCAAATCTCAATAGAGAAATATAGGAGGATAATATGATTAATTGGATAGTCGCAAGACTAAAAGAAATGTCAACATGGAGTGGTGCTGGTTTAGTAGCACTTTCACTTATGATATTACTAGCAGGACCATTCGTACAATACCTTGCGTGGGCAGGACTCATATGGGGTATAATTTCGATGATTAAATCAGGTTAATCCTAGACTACACCAAACCCCCTAGAAATAGGGGGTTTTTTTTCACTTTTTTTTCACTTTTTTTGCATTTTTCCCTTGACATGTGGCAATAGTTGTGCTATTGTATATGTATGATGAGAATTAAAAAAGAGGAAAAAACAATGATTGATTTTATTAATGCAAATAATGGTGGAATTGAGTTTCATGCTGGATTAGAAAATAAAGTAGGTTTCGCAAAAACTGCCGAAATGGTTGCTTACATTATCGAAACAAAAGGTCTTGCAAATCGTGTGATGCATAGCAGTAGCATGGACTTTGCAGATGAATATGACTTTGCTAATTATGATGATGCATGGAAGTTATGGGACAAAGGTCTTAACATTTTACGAGACAAAGGAGTTATATAAAATGAATGTTGCCGTGATGAAAGAGATTGTTCGTGAAGAAGTTAATACAATGTTTCGTGATATGATTGAGACTGGTCAAGGTATCGGTACTAGTGATATCACCGCTTGTATGAATGCTTGTGTACTACCTGTCAATGGTCGTTTCGCCATTGATATTCCTTTAATGCATCACTTAGTAATTGATGCGATTTGTGAACTAGAAGAAGAGGTGATGGCATGAAGTCAGTTTTAGATGGACTTAAATCAGGTGAAACTTCAATCGTTATTTTAGAAGGTCTTACACGACACGGTAAGAACCGTATCAATCAACACGGTTCTGTGTGGCAATTTCAAAAGATTGATAAGTTCAATGGTCAACCTGCATTGAAGTTAATCTCATTGCATAAAACATTTAAGTGTGGTGATGAGTGGATACATGATGGTCGTTGGGTGTTAATTGACAACGATCCTAATTTTAATTGGAGTTAATAGTATGAGTTGCGATGTGAATACACGAATAAAAGAAGATATTTATGATGAATTGATGGAAACACCATTAGGTGATTTTATAGATATGATTGCTGATTTGCCGTCAGATGTAAAA